ATATTATTGCAAGAAAGATTGGTAAAAGTATTATTTTCAAAAGAATCAATTGCCGAATTATCAGAAGATGAATTAAATATTTTAAATGGTATAACTCAAACCATTCAAGACCAGACCAAGTTTTATAATGATGTATTGGATGTTAATGAGCAACTTAAAGAATTAACAGGTGATATTGCTGATAATGTTGATAAACAACAACAAAAGTTAAATGACATACAATTTGATAATCTCCAAAAGTTCATATTGGGTAATAGGGATTCAATAGATGAGATTAGTGAGTTTTTCGATACTTTATCTGCTGAAACATCCAACTTAACAGAAGAACAATTACAAGCAGTTAAAGACCTTATTGGAGGTATTAGGGATGCTGAAGAATGGGAGCAGATTGTAGATAAAATAGGAGCCATAGCACAAGAGGTCAGCAATCTTATTGGTAGATTTCAACAAATAGCTCAAACACAAATATCTTTTGAATTGGAAAGACTGGCCGCTTATGAACAACAAACTTTGGCAATTATCGGTGATGAAACAGAAGCACAAAGGGAAAAACAAAGGGAGTTTCAAGAAGAGATAAATAAACAGAGGTTCGAACTTGAAAAGAAAGCAAGAATACAAGAATTACAATTTTCAATTGCATCGGGTATTGCTGGTGGTGCTCAAGCTGTAATTAATGCATTAGCATTACCTATACCCCCTCCTGCACCACAGATTATAGCTGGTGTTTATGCTGGTCTTACTGCTGCTGAACTTGCCATAATCAGAAGTCAGTTAAGGTTCGTTCAATCAACACAATATGTTGCAAGACGAGGTGGATTGGTTCTAGGGCCAGATCACGAATCAGGTGGTGTTATGGCAAATGGTGGATTGGTATTAGAAGGTGGTGAGGCAATATTAAATCAAAATGCTGTTGCTCAATTTGGTGATTTATTATCGAATTTATCTGTTGCAACGGGGGGTAGAGCATTAACCGTTGATGATTCAAGGATAGTTCAAGAGATAAGAAAACAGAACCAAAGACCAATTAAGACATATGTATTATATGAGGACATCAAAGATACAAACAAAATAAACTCCAAATTAGAACAAATAAGTAGATTATGAAAGTAGTAGAATTATATATTGACCCCGATGATGAAGAATCAGGTGTTGAAGCATTATCATTTGTTAAGAACCCTGCCACCCATCAACAATGGTTGGTATTCTCTGATGAATGCAAAGGTCAATGTGAATTAAAATCTTTAACCAAAGACCCATTGGAGGACGCTGGTGAAGAGATAAATTATTTTATGTCAAATACCACAGGATTTAAAATTGAAGACATTAGAGAAGAAGAAATTGAATTAACAAAAGAAGGGTTTTATACCATTCGTTCAACAGCAAATCAGCCCACCCCATTAGATAGAGTGGGAAATACCATAACAAGATATTATTATGCTGTCGATACTGGTGCTGGCCCTAGCCTTGTACCAGAATCAAGAACATTATGTCGTCAATTTATAAGAAGGGACTTGGTTTATACGGTTAAAGATTTGGAGTTATTATCACAACAATTAACAGCAGAAGACCCCGATGCAAGATTGGTGTTTAGAAGAAGGGGATTACCTGTTGATTTATTAACATATAAAGCAGGAAAGTATTGTCGTCATATATTCCGTAAAATAATATGGACTATACCTGAGGGTGCTGACCCTGATGAGTTCGTATCAAAAATACCAATAAGGTCAAGGCAAGCATTGGGTTCAAGAATTGGTGAGGGTGGTTCAAGACCACAGGTAGTTAATCAAGATGGCAGAGGTGGAATAAGTGAATGGAAGTATTATAGTCCCATTAAGAATAGTTCATTCTCTGAAGATTATTCTGGTGCCATTGGATTAATTCAAGGATTGGTGGTTTATAATACCATTGATGCATTATTTGAGGGAGAACCTGAATGTATGGCAATATCAGAAATTGAATTGGAAGGACTTAAAGGATATATTGGTGTTGTACCATCAGATGACTATTTTGAAGGTGATGTAAAGGTTTTAAATAGTGTTAAAAGGGAGATGATGGATAGTTATAACGATTACCCCGAAGCTGCAAAAGATAATGCTTGCAGAGCTGTTAGATGGGCAGAAGAGAATGGATGGGGTGATTGTGGTGAAGCAACTGGTAAACGAAGAGCATCACAATTATGTAATGGTGAAATGATAAGTGAGGAAACCATTGCAAGAATGGCATCATTTAAAAGACATCAACAACATAAGGATGTCCCTTATGATGAAGGTTGTGGTGGTCTTATGTGGGATGCTTGGGGTGGTGATGAAGGTATTGAATGGGCTTCAAGAAAGTTGGAACAGATTAGAAATGAAATGAAGGAACAATTCTCTTGCGTTCAAATATTAATCGATAAGGGTTATGGTGAGGAAGAAGCAAGAATGAAGTGTTATGAAAGATATTACCCCCAAAGAAGAAATTATCCTGATAATGTATTACCCTTAAGTGAAGATGAGTTTATATATGATAATCCTTGTCAAGAAGGATATATTGCATATGGAACAAAGATTAAAGATGGTAGAGAAGTCCCCAATTGCATTCCGATAAATGCATCAGAAGATTATGATAATGATGATAGGGAAATGATTGAAGGGGTTATTGATTTAATCCTTCAGGTAGGTGATATGGAAGAAAGAAAAAAGGTGGTTGAGGAAGCAATAAGAAACTTCACTGAAGAAGGTGTTAAATTTGATTTAAACGACTTTTTAACAAGGGTTGGACTATTGGGTCAGATGACCTTTGCTGATGAGATGAAATACGAAATAACAACGGTTGTAATGCAACCAAATCATTATATTGCAAGAAGGGATGAATTAGGTCAGATATATTATGTATTCTTTTCAGAGGAAAGTGTTAGAAATATGTCCCAAAAGTTTTTCAAGCAAGACAGACATAAGTCGTTTAATTACGAGCATTCTGGTTTAAAATTAGAAGGAGGATATGTTGTTGAATCTTGGTTGGTTGAAGACCCCGAAAATGATAAAGCAAATAAGATGGGCTTTAACGTCAATAAGGGGACTTGGATGGTTACATTAAAATGGGACGATAAGAAACAATTTGAAGAATATGTATTAAACGGAAAAACTATGGGAGTTAGTTTGGAAGGAGCATTTTTATCAAGACCCATTGGATTAAAAGAGTTGAATGAATAAAAGAAATATATAAAATCTTGGAAGAAGAGTTCGGCAAAAATAAATAAAGATATTCACTTATCAAATTAACATATTTATTTGATAAGATAAGGCATATCATAAACACAATTATAACAAATATAAAATGCAATACAGAGAAGTATTAGGAAAAATTGCAAAATTGGTTGGATATGAGTTCAGTGAAGAATTTGAAACAACTGATGTTAAGTTTGAAAGAATCGCCCTTGAGGGTGGTGAGGTATTCATCACCAATCAGGTAGAATCAGAATTAACAATCGGTGATACAATTTATGTTGAAACTGAAGAAGGTTTTGAATTGGCACCAGCTGGTTCCCATACATTAGAAGACGGAAGAGAAATTGTACTTGATGAAGAATCAGTATTGGTTGAAATCCGTGAAGAAGGTGAGGAAGAAGTTGTTGTTGAAGAAGAAACTGAAGAAGAAGTTGAAGCATCTGAAGACATATTAAAAATCGATGAATTAAAAACTGCAATTCACGATCTATTGATGGCTTTTGAAAGTCATTCAAAAGAAATGGAAAATAGATTTTCCACATTGGAAGCTGATTATAACGAGTTCAAACAATCAGCTGAGTATAAACCATTAAAAGAAGAAACCAAGTTAAAGCAAACATTTGCTGAGATGAGGTTGGAACTCATTAATAAAATGAAAAATAAATAATTAAATAAAATGGCAAGGTTAACTAAAGAAAAATTTGCTTTTGACATTTCAGGTATGTCTGATTATGTAAATGCAAATACCACAGAATTATTGTCAAAGATTGTAATTGGTTCAAACTTGGCTGAGGTTGTTAGTATTTTCCCTAACATCAAAAATGCCGAATATGTTCCAACATTTGACACAGGTGCAATTGACTCTATTGCAGGTACTGGACATTGTAATACTACTTTTGGTGATATTACTATGGCTGAGAAAGAATTAAGAGTTTGTGATTATCACATAAACAAAGGTTATTGTCCTGAAAAATTGGCTTCAACAATTATGGGTCTTCGTCTTCAACCTGGTTCTTATAATCAAACATCAGGAGCTGAAGAAAGATTTATTGAAGATATGGTTGCAAAAGCTGCGGTATATACAGAAAGACAATTTTGGGGTTCTCAAACCGCATCAGGTGATTGTACTAATGGTATTTTGGCTCAGATTGATGCATCAGGAGCAACTGGTTCAACGGTGAATGTAACTTATTCAGCGATGACACCATCAAATGCATTAGATGTTGCTGATGTTTATATCCAAAATCTACC